CGATCTATACCGATGGCGTGGGAATCGGATGGGTCGGATACGGTATGTTTTTGGAATGGCCAAGCGCTTGTTTCCAGATTTTCGATTTCAAGGAGATGGACGATGATCGAATGTCCGTGCTGCCACGGGAAAAAGTTTTTGGAAGTCTTTGAGCCGACATGCTCGATGTCGGCTGCATCCGCCACGACGCCGTGGGTTGAGGATGTCTACGACGGGCAAATCGTGAAGTTTCCGTGTTGTCATTGCATGGAGGTCGGCGCTGTTGCTTCTGATAATCGATCAATGAACCAATACGAATGAATCGGCTGACGCAATATCGTGACAATGTTTGTCCGTTGCGATGGGAATTCCAATTCGCCGCGGAACGTGCGCTGTTGATGGTGTTGCCGCAAATAGACCATTTACGCGTGATGGCGCACTACATGACGCCAGAGGAAATCGCGGAAGCGGAAACGCTTATCAATTTACGGGAGGACGACAATGGGAATTCTGACTGAGCCGTTGCAGTATATTCGCGACCTCAAATTGCCGAAAGGATGCTTTGCGGTCGCGGAATTGGGCGACCAATGGGTGACGTGTGGGGGTAAGCATCAATTGGCGCGTAAGTTTTACGAAGAACTCGGATGCAATCGTTATGAGTCGATCGACGGTAACGGTCGCGGCACGTGCACCCAAGACCTCAATATTCCGATCGAAAAGTGGGGCATGTTTTGGCGCTGTGAGTTTGATCTTGTGACTGACTTCGGTACGGGAGAGCATGTCTTTGATCAACATCAGGTATGGCGCACCATGCACATGCTGACGAAGGTCGGTGGTTATATCGTGTTCGATCGGCCATGCGCCGGATATGAGGGGCATTGCTTCTATTTGATCCAGCCAAACTTGATTGCCGCGGTGGCGTGGGCGAATTGCTATGAGGTTGTAGCGTTCGAGCGCGCGGAAACGACGCGCGGTCATTTGGTCCGCGGCGTGCTGCGCAAGACGAACAATCAGCGCTTCATGGTTCCGCAGCAAGGGCGATACCACAAGGATTTGAAACCAATCTTGTCGAGCGATCTGAAGATACGCGGACCGGACCACAAGTCGAAAGCCTTACGCGATGCCGGCGTGATCCGCCGCGGCGTTGGCGATGTGGTTTCCTGCGAAGACAGCGAGGAAGATATCGAGAGCTTGCACGCCAATCACTGGATGAGGGGGTGAAGATGACAGAATTCAGTAAAATCAGTATCGATGTAGACGAAACCGGTAAAGGTCTTGTTTATTTGGACGGCAAGAAACTTAATCGCGTCAAGAGCATCGAATTCAAAGCTGGCGATGGTCCGACAGAATGTAAGATCACCATGTTCGCTAAAATCAGTGCTACAGTTGACGTTGGGTCAGGTAAAGGAAAAGGCTGATGCCGGAATTGTATTGACCGACAAAAAGGCGGGGTTTTAGACATGCTTACCGTTGCTTGCGTTTGGGTCGAAGCGAATGTTCCGTTCACACCGGATTACGTGTGGCGCTTGCGGGCGATGGTGCGCAAGCACTTGAGCGTCCCGCACCGGTTTGTTTGTTTGACAGACAGGCCGTCGCTTTTGTTGGAGCAAAATTGCGATGTGATTGAAATACCGAAGCCGCAAAACGGAAATGCCGGATGGTGGTCAAAGATCGAGCTTTTTTCGCCGCACCATTGGCTATACGGTCCGGTTTTGTATTTCGACCTCGACGTGCTGATTGTCAATTCGCTTGAATTGATTGCGGGGCTCAAGACCGATCTTGCTTTGATACCGCATGCCGGTGCGTTTGAGGGACGCGGCGGGAAGCGCGTCGTAAAGCGGTACAATTCAAGCGTGATGCGTTTTGAAGCTGGGAAGCATCCTGAGCTATATACCGAATTCAACGCATCCGTGACGCGCCGGCTTTGGGGTGATCAGGATTGGATTGGCGAACGATTGCCGAATCAGCTGACGATGCCGCTTGCATGGTTTCCGCGTATTTCGGAAATACACAATCCGCCGAAATGGCCGCTTGGGACGAAAGTTGTTTTGATGAAGCGACCGAAGAATCATATCGCTGCGATGCAGTGGCCGTGGTTTGATGAAGCGTGGGGTGCAAGAGGAAAGCATGAGCGATCCAAAAACGACGCTGACGGACGGTTCTCCGGTCACGCATGACCATCGGGAGATTGATCCAGCGACGGGAATGCAAAAGGGTTACGTGGTCTTGTCCGCAGAGGAACGCGCGAAGGGATACGTCCGACCGGTCCGCAAAACCTATCTGCACAAAACGTGCGGAAAGGTTACGAGCATGGGCCAATCGATTGCTGAAACGTACGCATGTAATCCGACGTTCTACAGTGGTACATTTTGCGTCCATTGCCGCGAACACTTTCCGTTAGATCAATTCGTTTGGGACGGTACTCAACAGCAAGTCGGGAGTTGAACAATGGGCGCTCCCGGGTGTGACGACGCGCCAATCGTCGAGGTCAAGCGCGGCGACATGCGAAAAGATTTCGTCTGCATCGTTATGCCGTACTACGACAATCCACAGTTCTTTGAATATCAAATGCGGCGTTGGTGGGCATTCAACGTGGGCGTGAGATTGCGCTTGGGCGCTATCATCGTTGATGACGGTTCGCCAACATATCCAGCGGGAGATGTTTTGCGCGGGCACCCGCCCCCGATCGCGATGCGGCTCTTTCGGATCGACGTTGACGTGCGATGGAACTGGCTTGCGGCGCGCAATATCGGAATGAAGAACGCCCCGGATTGCTGGTGCGTCCTGACCGACATGGATCACGTCATCCCATTTGATACGGCGAAGGCGCTGATCCACGGAGAGCACGATCCGAATATTATCTATCGTTTCTCACGACGGGAGCGCGATGGAGGGCCAATTCATCCGCACCCGAATTCGTGGTTCATGACGCGCAAGATGTTCTGGAAGGTCGGCGGGTACGACGAAGCATTGTCCGGGCATTACGGGACGGATGGAGAATATCGGAGGCGATGCGCCGCGACCGCGCCGATCCGGATAATGACCGACGAATTGCATCGGTATGAGCACTACGAAGATTCCTCGACGACGCGGTACAAGCGCAAGCAGCCGGAAGATGCTGGCGTAAAGCAAATGATCCGCGCGCGTGGGCCAAATTGGAAGCCGAAGGTCTTGAGCTTCCCGCATCATGAGATTAAGCTGTGAATGATGATATCGAGCTTTAACAAAGGAGAACCCAATGAACGGCGAAGACGAGACACAGAAGCTTTCGAGGGCAGTCGTTAATGATCTGACCGGCTTGAATGTGACTTTCACCGGAAAGATTCTCGGTGACCACAGGGTGATGAAGATCACTCCGGAAGGTGCGCAGGAAATCCTCGATCACTTGCGCGGGCGCGGCTACAAGGTGACGCGCGTGTGATCACGTTTGTCGTGTGGAAATGGGCATCACCTGAATATCGAACGATATTCACCCACAAGCACGTCAACACGTTTAAGGCGATGCTCGATCGGCATTATGCCGGCAAGCATCGCCTGATTTGTATTACCGACAATACGGACGGTGTGGAGTGCGAAACCTTCCCGCTTTGGACCGACTGCAATGGGCTTCGTAATCCTTCCGGCGCAATGCTCCCATCGTGTTATCGCCGGCTTAAATTGTTCGTTGCGGCGACCGATGACATCGGAATTGCAAAGGGCGAACGCGTAGTGTCGATGGACCTCGACGTAGTTCTTGTTGGCGACCTCAAACCTTTGTTCGAGCGGGATGATGAATTTGTAGGGTGGAGGGGGGTTGGCAGCTTCCGTCCAGTAGTATACAACGGCTCGTTGTTTATGTTCAAAGCGGGGTGTATGCGGTGGCTTTGGGATGAATTCGATCCCGAAAAATCTCCACAGCAGACACGCGAGGCAAGGTACTTCGGCTCTGATCAGGCATGGTTGTCGTTGAAGCTGAACGGTACTGCCCCCGGTTGGGATATCGCAGACGGCGTGTATTCGTACTCGCGCGATCTTCGACAGCGACCGTTGCCGGACAATGCCCGCATCGTTTCTTTCAATGGCAAGCACAAGCCTTGGGATGCTCGTTCTCAGGCGGAAACGCCTTGGATAAGAAAGCACTGGCGGGCTTAGTCGTTTTTCTCCTTCTGCTAATTGCGACGCCGGCCGATGCTCAATGGCGACATCATCGCAACCGTGGCTTTGATCCGGGCGCGGCGATATTCGGTGGGATCGTTGGTGGGATTGCCGGTGGAGTTATAGGCGGAATGATTGGGCCGCCTCCGGTTTACTACCGACCTCCACCCCCTCCGGTTTATTATCAGCCGCCGGTTATGTACCAGCCGCAATATGTTCCGCAACAACAGTACGTTGATCCGCAGATTGCGTACTGCATTCAGCGCTTCCGCTCTTACAATCCGCAGACCCAGAGCTACATGGGTTACGACGGATTTGCGCACAGGTGTCCGTGATGCCGTACGCCAAGAATTCAGATCTTCCGAAATCAGTCCGGTCGTCGCTCCCCGAAGAAGCGCAGACGATCTTCCGCAAGGCTTACAACGCGATTGTAGCGGCGAAGCCGGATATGGCTGATTCGACGTGCTTCAAGCGTGCGTGGACGGAAGTTTCGAGCGATGGTTGGAGTCCTCCCGAATCCGGCTCTGGCAAGTGGACAAAGGACGAGTTCGGAACAAGTGATTCCGAGGTAGTTGATTCGTTCGACGTGCGCGAAACGATTGCTTTTGACGCTGGTTCCGATATCCGCACGACCGATGCCGGCTATTTGGTTGCCATGCCGCGGATCGCTCGAACCGGCATTCAAATCTACAAGGGCAAGGAATTGGGTCGTCCGGAGATGGACGACGTTCGCGTGTATCGGCCGGAAGCGGTCGTCTTCGCGAAGGATTCCTTGCACTCGTATGCCGGCAGGCCGATTACGAATGATCACCCGCCCGTGCTTGTGAATTCGAAGAATTGGAAAAAGTTCTCGGTCGGGATACTTGGCAGCGAAGTGTTGCGTGACGGGGACTATATCCGCGTCCCGACAATGTTCATGGATCACGACGCGGTTAGGGACGTGCAAAACGGTAAGCGCCAATTGTCTCTCGGTTACACGATGGACTTGAAATGGGAGTCCGGTCGGACTCCAACCGGCGAGGCTTACGACGCTTTCCAGACCGATATTCGCGCCAACCATCTCGCGCTTGTGCGCGCGGCGCGCGGCGGGTCGGCGCTTGCGATTGGGGATCAGACAGAGGAAACATTTTCGGGTGATGTGGTCCGCCGTCTTGCGGACGAAATCGAAAGACGGAATCGGAAGGAGAAAGACACCATGACTGAAGAACTTAAGAGCGTGACCATTGACGGGCTTGCTGTCGCGATGACCGACATGGCTTCGAAGGTTGTCGAGCGGCATCTGTTGGCGCTGCAAAAGCAAATCGACACGTTGTCGGCCAAGCTCAAGGAGGAAGAAGAAACCTCCAAAAAGAGCAAGGATGCGATCGACGAAAGCGCGAAGGCGATCGCCACCAAGGATGCCGAAATCGCGACGCTCAAGAAGCAGCTTGAGGACGCGAAGATCACGCCGGCTGCTCTTGACACGTTGGTCAAGGAACGCGCCGAAATCGCTGGCAAGGCACGCGCGCTGATTGGTGACAAGCTGGTCGTCGATGGCAAGACCGTTGCCGACATGCGCAAGCAAGTCGTCGATGTGAAGCTTGGCGACACGGCGAAGGGATGGACCGAAGACGCGATCACCGCTTCGTTCAATACACTCGCCGCTGGCGTCAAGGTCGATGATGCGGGTCAAGGCAACGGTGTCGATCGCCTTGCGGATGCGCTGTCGGGTCAACCACAGCACGGCATCAGTGCGGCCGACAAAGCCTACGACGAATACAACAAGCGGCTTCAATCCGCTTGGAAGAATCCGCAGCCCGCACAGACGAATTGATCATCTTCGATCAGAGCGCTCTGAAATACTTTTGAGACAAGAGAAGGATCACCGCTATGGCTGTTGTTCAATCAACCTACCTCGAACGGATTGTGAAGGCTTATGCCGGCATGGTCGCGAACGAGAATCCGTATCAAATCGATACGCGCACCGTTGAGCCTTCATCCGGTCTTCCCTTTGGTCGCGCCGTCAAGCAAGGCGCGAACGACAAGGGAGTCGGGCTTGGTGGGGCTCTGACCGCATTCGCCGGCATCTCAGTGCGTGATGTGACGCTGGCTCCGGTCACGGCGGACTCCGACTACCTCGACGAGTATCCGCAGTATGCAAATGCCGGCATCCTCACGATGGGCGACATTTGGGTGACGACGGACGCGACTGTCGCCGCTGGCGAGGTTGTGCATTACGACGCAACGAGCGGCATCCTTGGCAATTCGGGCGGCAGCGGACCTATCCCCGGCGCGCGATGGATGACTTCTGTCACCGGCGCTGGTCTCGCAATCGTTCGCATCAGCGGATTGCAACGCACGTAATCCTGAAACCGCGCTTCCTGCGCTTTCCTCTTGAAGGAGAAAACCAAATGCGCAATTTTGTGAAGGATGCTCAGCAAGCGATGGGCTTCCTCGTTTCTCAGGTTTCGTACATCGAAGCCGAGGTCTACCGCATTCAGTATCCGGATGTGCAATATCCGGCGCTGATCCCCGTCGATAGTTCGGCTCCGGAATGGGCAAAAAGCGTCACGTACTATTCGCTCGACAAGGCGGGTCAAGCGAATTGGTTTCACCATTCCGCGACCGATCTTCCGCTTGCCGATGTGCAACGCTCGAAGTTCGAGCAGGGTATCGAGATGGCCGGCATCGGCTATCGCTACACCCTGGAAGAACTTGGGCAGGCGATGATGATCCCCGGAATGAACCTTACGACCGAGCGCGCGGAAGCAGCGCGACGCGCGTATGAGGAATTCGTGGATGACAAAGCACTCCGCGGCGACACGACCAAAGGCTTTACGGGCCTTCTCAATGCCGATGCGATCGTGACCATCGCGGCGGCGGCGGCGACGGGCACCGGCGGCTCAGCGGCGTGGGCGAACAAGACGGGCGACCAAATCGCGGCGGACGTGAACGATGCGCTATCCGGCGTCTACACGGCGTCGCTGACGGTCGAAATGGCGGACACGGTTTTGCTCCCGGTTGCGGAGATGTCCAGGCTCGCCGGCACGCGCATGAGCACGACCGGCGGAACGGATACCAACGTTCTGGAATGGCTAAGGCGGTACAACATCTATAGCCAGATCACCGGACAGCCGTTGAAGATCGTCGGCGTGCGCGGTCTTGAGAATGCCGGCGTCGGCGGCGACAAGGGACGCATGGTTGTTTATCGCCGTGATCCGCAAGTGCTCAAGATGCACATCCCCATGCCGCATCGGTTCATGCCGGTATGGCAGACAGGGCCGATCACTTACGACATTCCAGGAATCTTCCGGCTTGGTGGTCTCGAAATCCGTCGCCCGGGTGCGGTGCGCTATGTGGATGGTATTTCGGACTACGCTTCTTAAGGTTCTTATGGCGGCGTGGTGGGGGAGGGCGTGGGCCGCCCTCCCCGTTTTCTGACGGGGCTTCCGGATGTGCTCTACCGGGTGTACTGTCGCAATCGTCTCACTTGCTTCCGTCACCATGTTTTTCGGAATGACGTTGCTCTGGCTTGCACGAGAGATGGCGTGGGCACTTTGGGATTTGGACAACGAGTAGCGGGAGGCTGAAGAATGCTGTGCACATTGACCAACAGAGAAAATGCTCTCCGGGTCGTGTACGATACCAATCGGCGGGTTGTCGCGATCGAAGGCGGCAAGAGTGTTACGGCGGACCTCGATCAAGCAACCATCACAATTCTCGAAGAAATGAACCGCTCTGGTGTCGGCGTCAGGTGTATCCGGGCACTTTCCCCGGGCGCGCAAGACCAGCGCGACGAGCGGGTGCGGTCAGACGTGGATCTTGAGGAAGCACCCCCGGAGCAAGAAAAACGCACCCTTGCCCTTCCTACGGGCTCCCGAAGGCGATATCCGGTCGATGCAGGACCGGGCGCTTTGCTGATCCAGGCTGAAGCGGGGATGCCGTGGTTCCAGCTTCGGCAGTCGGCCCGTCGCGTTTTGGGGAAGGCGTGGCCGGGCGCACAAGCGAAGCGTCCTGACGTGATTGAGGCGTTGCGCAAAGCAGCGAATGATTGATGGCGTACGTCGATCCAACCGCAACGGACGTTAAGACGCGCTATCCTGAGTTCGATAGCGTGGCTGACCCGCGAGTCGATCTGTTTATTGCCGAGGCGAAAATGTGGGTCGATGAATCTTGGTTGGAAGGCGACTACACGATCGCGATCCAAACCTTGACCGCGCATATGATGGCATACGAGGGCGCTATTTTTTCCACCCCCGGCGCGGCATCGTTCGGGAGCGTGAGTGGACCGATCAAAGGCGAAAAGCTTGGTGACGCGTCAATCGAATATTCCGACCGCGGCGCATCAAGCTCTGTTTCGTTAGACGAGCGGGAATTTGCATCGACACCGTACGGTCTCAGGTTTCTTGCCTTACGGCGGCGCAATTTTCCGGCGGTCGCGTGGACTTAATAACAGGAGCAACATCATGGCTTATCTTCTTGTTACGCTTTCGTTGATCATTAGCGGTGGGCTTATGGTCGACAAATGCACGTTCAATCAGCGGGCTCTCAGCGAGATATCGCATGAAAGGTAGTTTCAAAAGTCATCCGCCAGCGGTTGCTGTGGGGAAAGCGCGGCCGACCAGCAATTTCGGCGCTGACGCGTTGAAGCCGAAAATTGCTGAAATCGAAATAATGCGTCGCGACCGCGACGAAATGATTTCTGCTTTGGCGCGTATGCGCGCACATATCGAAAAGACTCCGGAAGACCAGCGTGAGAAACTAAACGACGAGGCTGGAATATTGCAGGCGACGATCAACAAGCTCGCGGAAATAATTACTGCACTGGAACAAAAGTTGCGGAGCAGCGTGCAATGATGCCGCAACTTCATATCCCTGATTCCGCGGCGGCCGAACGCCTCAAATATGAGGAAATGTGGGACGTTGAAGATTACCACAAGAAATCGCCCGGGCTTGAGAACGTCGATCGCTTCATGTCAGTCATAAAGCCGAAGCGCGAGACGATGCTGCTTGATGCAGGTTGCGGAGCGGGGGTGGCGGGGTTGGAATTTGCAAGTCGCGGGCTTGATGTCCATTGGCTCGATATCACCGGCTTCGCTCTGAAGGAAGACGTTCCAAGAAATCGCTTCATCGAACAACCACTGTGGCAGCACATCCCAAAGCCATCGCCGGTTCATTGGCAATGGGGCTTTTGCTGCGACGTGATGGAACACATCCCGCCTGAGTATACGATGGCGGTCGTTCTCCGATTGCTTCGCGCGTGTCGGGTCGTATGGTTCCAAATAGCATTCTTTCCGGACGGCTTCGGGCAAGCGATCGGAAAGGACTTGCACTTGACCGTCATGCCCTACTCTTGGTGGCTTGAACACTTGTCGGCGGTCGGCAAGGTAATTGATGCGCGCGACCTTTGCGGCGTCGGTATGTTTGTGGTGCAAGCATGAACCTGCAAGTCGCATTTGACGAAAGCAAGGTTTATCCGGTTTCGTTTGCTCCTGACTGCGGGTGCAATACGACCGACGAAGTTTTGCTTGATCAAATCGCAACCAACATTCGGCGCGGTCTTCCGCAGGTTCAAAAGCACGAACCTAATTCGGAGGTCTTGTTGATTGTTTGTGGCGGTCCGTCTCTTGATATGACGGAACAGGAACTTGTCGCGGAGTATTGGGCAGGCGGAAAAATAGTCGCGGTCAACGGCGGCTATGAATGGTGCTTGTCGCGGAACCTCAAACCATCCGCTTTTGTAATGATCGACGCGCGCGAATTCATGGCGGATATGGTCAAGCGTCCTATCGAAGGTTGTCGTTATTTGCTCGCATCGCAATGTCATCCGAAGACGTTTGAGACATGCCGCGGGCGCGATATCCTGATCTGGCATGCGCTTGGTACCGGAAGCGAAGCCGAGCTTGAATTGCTCAAGGAATATTATTTTGGCCGGCTAAATCCTGTCACCATTGGCACGACGATCGGCGTGCGGGTCATATCAGTCATGCGGATGCTCGGCTTTGTGAGCTTCCACATATTCGGTCTCGACTCTTGCTGGATTGATGGCAAGCACCATGCCTATGTGCAGGGTGCAAATGACAAGGATGGTCGTGTGCGTACGTGGCTTCGATCAAACGACGGCAGCGGCTTTGCGCAAATGTTTGAATGCGCTCCGTGGCATATGAAGCAATTCGAGGATTTTCAATCCTTGATCAAGGAGCGAGGGAATCTATTCCGCCTCAACGTTCACGGTCCAGGCTTGATCGCGACCGCGATGCGGACAGGTGCATCACTCGAAACAGGAGGCTAACATGGCCGCTGGCGCATGGGTGTTCTACAACAAAGCGAAGAAGAACCTTTTCAACGGGTCGCTTCTTTCGTCATCTTCGTATCGAATGAGTCTTTACACGTCCGCGTCAAATGCCGCGACCGTGACGCTTTCGACAATCGGTTCGGTGACGGGAGAATTGACGGAGGCGAACGGCTATTCGTCCTCTGGCAAGGCAATCACTGGCGTGACATGGACGGCCGGTGCATCCGCGTCGGAGTATCGCTTCTCAAGCTCGGCGTCGTTCTGGTCGGCCAACGCCGGCACCATCGCGAACGTCAAGTTCGCTGTGATTTGGGTTACAGGTGCTTCGGCGGGCGCGAGGAAGATTCTTGTGCGTTCGACCCTCTCCACCGCGCAGTTCTCGATCACTGCCGGCAACCGCTTGACCATCACGCCGAGTGCGAACGGCATCTTCGAATTGAATTAAGATGCGATGGCGATTTCACCCGACTTCCTCAACCTTGCGAATGTTATCGTAGGGTCTACAGGGACAGGCAGCACCATCAATCTTGGTGCTGTCGTTCCTGGCTGGAAGACGTTTGCTGATGCTGGTGGCATAACCGGCCGCACCTATTGGTACATCATTGAGCCGCAAGACGCGCTGCGCCATGAAATAGGCTACGCGGTCCTCGACAATACCGTGCCACGCTTGACCGGCCGCACGGTTCTTTCATCAACAGAGATCGCCAACGCGCCGCTCAATCTTGACGGCACAGAGCGCATTTACTCTGGCCCTGTCGCGCATGCTCCCCGTCACAAGTTGACGGAGAATACAACCTTTTACGTCGCCACTACCGGCAGTGATGTGACGGGCGATGGGAGCGCCGGCTTGCCGTGGGCATCGCCACAACACGCCTACGACACCCTTGCAAACAACTATGACTTTGGTGGCTTCAATGTAGCGGTTCAATGCGGTGATGGAACTTACACGCTCAACACCGGCTCCTCTGTCCTTGAAATACAGGAAGAATGGACAGGTGGCGGCTTTCTCACTTTCAACGGCAATGCCGGCGATAGGACTGCGGTTAGGTTTGAAAATCTCGCGCTCTCAGGCGCGGCCCTTGAAGTTGATGCCTGCACCATCAGCAATCTCGGGGTCAACAATATCCAGCTTTTCATTCCCGATGCCTCGGGTTGGGCGGCGGTGTCGTGCAATTTCGTCGGCCAACTTGGTATTAACAATTGCGATATAAGCGGCGGGAGCGCGCTGGTTGATTGCTCAAACTACGTTTCAGGACAGACTGTCAAATTCTTTGGTACATTCACTTGCTTCGGCCCCGGCGGGTTTAATATTCAAGGTGCGGGCTCACTCGTTGAGTTCATCAGTTGTGCGATTGAAATAGGAGCAGGCGTCAACGCTTCAGATGATTGGTTCTTCATCGCATATGGAGGACAACTCAGTTTCTTATTTTGTACTTTCAGTGGCGCTGGATTCCCGATGGCGTCCGCAGGCATCACGCTCGGGCCTGATGGTGTTGCACGGTATATCGGCACGACCTTGCCGGGCGCGAATGATCCTTTATTTTTTGGCGGCGGTGCTCTGTTTGACGACAATGTGAACAATGGCGCAACGCATGGCTTAAATCGAGTCCTTGATAGCAATGTTAACTATCAGACGCCGATCACAGGCTTTTCTCTCACTCTTAACGATTTGGATTGGCACGTCGTGCTCAATCCTGCAACGATGTTGGCGAGCGGCACTATCACGATGCCGCCTGCTCCATTTGACGGACAGATCATCCACGTCAAAACGTCGCGGATGATTGCTGCATTGTCCGTTCTGCCGAATGCAGGGCAATTCATCGTCAATCCGCCAGCCGGGATTTCTGGCGGCGGTTTCTTCGAGGCTACTTATCGACAATCTACCAGCACTTGGCATTGCTCCGGTCGTGTGACGGCATCTCGAACGCTGATCACCGCTGACACGACTTTTTATATCGGGTATCTGTTTGGCACCATCGCTGGTGGTTCGGGATACACGGACGGTCTTTATACAGACGTCGCTTTTACCGGTGGAGCCGGGACAGGCGCGCGAGCAAATATCCGCGTCACTGCTGGCGCGGTGACGATGGTTCAGATTTATGATCTGACAACCGTGCCGACCGGGTACGTCATAGGCAACGTACTTTCGGCGGCTTCAGGAGACATCGGAGGCGGCAGCGGTTTCACTTTCACACTCACGGGCGTTGGAAGCAATACATCAGGCAATGGTACTGCAACACAGCCTTACGCCACGCCACAAGGCGGGTACGATGCCATTCAGTCAATCTACGATTTCGCTGGCTTCGACATCACGCTTCAATTTGCCGACACTCATTTCACGATCAATCCCGGGAATGATGAATTCTGCTTGTTCACGGTTCATGGGTGGGTCGGCAATGGCACGCTGACTGTCCGAGGCAACTTGAATGACGAAGGAGGACTGCCGAGCGTTGTCTTTGATGCTGACCCGGCAAATCTTGATACTAGCTGCACCGTTCGCGCGAACGTCGGGGCTGATCCTATCACTTGGACCAGGGTTAGGTTCAACGCGAACACCAACTATACCTTCTTGCGAGTCAATGCCGGGATCAACACAATTATCGACTGCGCATGGGGACCAAACGTTGCCAACCCCTGTATCCAAACAGGAATTGATCCTGCCAGGACAGTAATAGCGTTCATGTGGTTCATGGGGAACAGTCCGGCTGTTATCTTCAACGGGCATTTCATCGTGGCGTTCACGGGTCGGCTTATTGCTGTGCCCGGCGTCACGATGCTGCCAAATGTATTTGCAGAGCTTAATACACCTGGGTACTCTGAGGTCGTCGACGTCTTTTATGACGGGGTTTGGTCGAATGCCGGCGGTTCGATTTCTGTAAGCGCTGGTGCATACTTTCTTGATTTCTATACTTCCACTGCTCCGGGCGTACTTGGTACTGGCACTCCTGTTCCTGGCCAGCCTGCTCAGGTCAGGACGGGAGGCGTCTATGATTATATTGATGCCTCAACTTTCACAGGTGCTACCCAAATTGGCATATCCGGAGCTAACGATTCCGGGCGTGGGTACTTTACTCCGACTACCGGACAGACGATCCAGATTGATAGCGGTGTCTATCATAACGTAATCAACCCGGCCGGCACGCTTGCGGCGCTGACGATCAACATGCCGCAGCTATTTCCAAATATGCAGGGCTTGAACAACGGGCAGCTTGCCAAGTTCATTTTTGCAGAAGCAATCACATCGTTGACGTTTACCAGTTCCCCCGACGGGGATACGCTCAAGAATGCGCCGACGACAATCGCAGCAGGTAAGCATGTTGATGCGATTTACGATTTGGCAACAACAACGTGGTTCTTCACCACATAAGGAGAGAGCGATGGCAGACGAAATCGCGGAAGTTGTTGACGTGAAGCAAGCGGCCGAAGTCGAAGTCAAGGAAGCGATTGACGGTCTTGTCGAGCAGAAGCAGGCAGTGGTCGATGCGGCAGGCTCGAAAACTTCTGTGCTGAAATCTCAGATTGAAACTTTGATTGCGGAGATTGCTGACCGGCAGAACCAGATAGCAGAGTTGCGTGTGCAGGTAGCGGCGCTCGAAGGGCCGGAGGTTGCGCTTGCGCGCGAGACTATGCAGCAAGCAATGATGTTGCGAGCGACAGCCAGAAGAAAACGTTGATGCGGCGAATAGTAGGACAGCACGATGGCCGCAGGCATCCCACGGCTAGGAGCATTCGGCCAGTTCGCGTTCGGGCAGCAAGCTGATCCCGTCGAGGTATCGGTATCGCTGTCGCCTAATGCAGCGCAGCTTACTCTTTCGACTATTGCTCCGGCAGTCTATCCGCTCTCGCCTGATACAACACAACTTGTTCTTTCAACTACGCCGCTGTTTATAGGTGCTGTTTATTTCATCGGTCACACGGATCTTAATCTAACCACTACCGCTCCGTCGCTTAATTTCAGTATTCCTCCCGCGCATGCTGATTTGATCCTTTCTTCATTTACTCCGTCGATTGATATCAATATCCATTCAGGACATGCCGACTTAACTCTTTCAACTTTTGCACCGTCGCTCCATCTTAACGTTTCCATAGGGCATGTTGACCTGTTGCTGACGACCGAGCCGCCGTCTGCAGCATTACTTGGTGACTATCAGCCTGGACAAGCAAACTTAAATTTAACGACAGAATCGCCGTCAGCAACTTTCGTCGGCAACTACGAGCCCGGTCACGCTAATGTCAATCTGACGACGACCGCGCCGTCGCTTGATTATCGCATTCCGCCTGCGCACGTAGACCTTACACTTTCGACTGCTGCTCATGAAAGTTTGGTTGGCTTCTACGTGCCGGGTGCTGACCTTACGCTTTCGACCACTCCACCGCATTTGAACCTGACGTTCTCCGGCGCTCATTGCGATCTGATTCTTTCGACCGAGCCTCCGGTATCCGTAATCAGTCTTGTTTTGTCTCCGGATCATTGCGACTTAATTCTTTCAACCACGCCTCCAATCTTCACCACGCCGTTCATTGGTTTAGAGCCGTGGACGCGTGGAATGTATCAAACGGCGACGTATTGGGCTCCGTTGGTCAATGACCGCTTGGGCGCGCTAACAATTGCGCCCCCGGTAACCGTGCTGTGCAGATGGGAGGATTTGCGTGCGGAGTTCAGAAACATCCCGGGCGAGGAGCGCCGGTCGAACGCCATCGTCTATCCGGTGCGCAAGCTTGCGCTTGGCGGGTATCTTGCGCTCGGTGATAAAACAGGGATTGCTGATCCGTTTGATTACGCAGCTAATGCATTTGAGATTCGGAAGATAGGCGCAAGCGCCGCTCCGCTTGGTGACAGACAATTGAATAAGGTGTGGTTATGAAGGCGGACTATTGCGTTGCTTGTTCAGGCGATGAAACACAATGCAAGGGGGGCGGGAATCGGCGTTGCCGCAAGCGCAATCCGCGTGCCAGTCGTCTCGCTGGTGTCTTGGATACTTACGGTGGTATTCGCTTCGTTGTCGCGCATCGCACGGAGCTTAGGCACCATGTGCGTTGCGATGAGCTTTTGTTTGTTGTGCCGCGATTGATTGTGCACGAACCGATAGCATGGAATGACATCCCGATCGTGATTGCGCGTATTGAATTGGAGTTTGGTAAATGGCTCGACACGCGTCCAAACCTCGACGAAGCGGGGAGTGTTGCGGTTCAAATGTATAAGCTGCGATGCCTTGAGCATACAAAACGTTCACTCGATCTGCACTCGATTGTTGAAACATGACTATCGTCTTTCTCACATCTGCATCTTCTTCGCCGTGGTCGAAGCCGGGCGATTGGTCCGACGCTGGCCACACGGTCGAGCTTGTCGGATGCGGTGGTGATGGCGCAGCGGGCACTGGCGGTAGTGGCCATTTCGCCGGGAATGGTGGCGGCGGTGGCGGCTACTACGGACTAGTGTATTCCTCCGGGTCTCTTGGTGCGACCACTGCTTTTGCAGTCAAAGCAAATAACACGGCGACGGCAGACCAGAATACCCAAGCGACATTCTGGGAGGGCACCACAACAACAAACACCTACGAAGCGAGATGTGGAAATAAGGGCCTAGTGGGTACTGGTGGTGGAGCGGGAGGTTTGGGAGTCACCAATGGGACTCCTTCTCCGGTAACCTACACTCCAACTTCGCAGACTGGTGGCGCGGGAGTAACCGGCGGTAGTGGCGCGGGAGGTGCAGCAGGGCCGTCTGGTTCTGGCAAATCCGGCGGCACAAATGGCAATACTTCCTCTAACGGTGGCTCTGGTGGCGGCGGTGCCAACGGCGGCTCATCGACCGCAGGAGTTAATAATGGCAACGTCGCAACCGGGTCTGCTGGCGGCGCGGGAAATTCTGGCGGTGGTGCTGGTACTGGCGGCAGTGCTGGTGGTTCTGGTGGTTCTGCAACAGTTGGAGGGGGAGGTGGAGGCGGCGGTGGGTTCACAACCACAGGCACATCAACAGGTGGAGACGGCGGCACTCTCGGCAACGCTTCAACTTGGACACAGACTGTCGGTGGCGCGACAGCCGGTGCTGGTGGCGGCGGTGGTGGCGGTGGTGAATTCAGCGCCAACTCCTCACCATCAGTAAGCAAAGGAGGAAACGGCGGGAATTATGGCGGCGGGGGTGGCGCGTCTGGTGGCACGCGCGCGTCAGCAGGAACACGCACTGGCGGTACTGGTGGGGCTGGCCTTATCGTCATCACTTACACGCCGGCAGCGGCGTCAGTCGATATCACACCACCGCAAGGCAACATTGCACAGACGACCGTTGCGCCTGCTCTTTCATCGCGTATCAATCCGCTTCCTCCACAAGGGAACGTAGCTCTTTCGACTGTCGCGCCGACAAGCCAGCAAGCTTTAGCGCTTGCTCCGGCAAGGGTTGATCTTGCACAGACAACCACAGCCCCCGCGTTATCGACGAATATTGGATTGCTTCCGGCGAGAGTCGATCTTGCGCTCAGTCCGACCGCGCCAATTGCAAAGCAGAATGCACAAGCTTTTCCGGATCGTGTTGATCTTGCTTTATCAACCGTTGCTCCGACGCTGACGGAGCGCATTGCGTTCACGCCTGCTCAGGGCAATGTCACGCAGTCCACAGTCGAGCCGGCATTATCGACAAACATCGGACTGCTTCCGGCCGGCGGTGACATCGCGATCTCGACTGTTGCTCCGTCTCTTACGCTCACGCAAAGGATATTTCCTGCAAGCGGAGACATTGCGCTCTCGACGACCGCTCCTGCCGTGCAGCTTGAGACCGACATCGCGCCTGCGCGCGTGGACCTTGCTTTGTCATCAGTCGCGCCGTCGCTCACGCTCACGCAACGCCTGAGCCCGGCCGCTGGCGACATTGCCCTTTCGTCCGATGTTCCGTCCCTCACGTTAATTATCGCACTGTCTCCCTCGAATGGAGACGTTGCGCTTTCGACGACAGCGCCAGATGTTATCTTAACTGCCGCCGAGAATTTAGTCTTAACCCCTGCTGCATCAGACCTTGCCTTATCGAGCGTTGCTCCGACGCTTTCGTATTGGATTGGCTTAACCGCTGCTCAGGTCGGCGCTGAGACGCTTGACCCGAACCGGCATGACCAGGCGATTATGCTGACGGCCGCTAATCTAATTGCCTACACAGACAGCACAGCGAGTTATCCGAGCGCTTTTTCACTGTCCTCCAAATCGGCCGGAAAGTTTTGTTTCAAGGTTTTGACGCAGGTCTTAGTTGGTGGTGCAGACACCGCCATCGGTTTTGCAAATGCTTCGGCTGTCAGCGACAATTCCGGCAATTCGTGGCCCGGCTTCGATACCAATAGCACCGCAGTTTATGCCAACGCGGACATTTATTTTAATGGAGTATTTATAGGCAATGGCGAGTCATTTAATCTTGGTCAAGAAGTCCTATTCGCCGTTGATATGGGCACGCGCGAATTTTGGTACAAAGTCGCAACAGGTAATTGGAACGATGACGCTGGCGCTGATCCGGCAACAGGCACCCTCGGATTTCCTCTCGGCTTTACCGGCGATGCTTTTGTAGTAATCACCATTCTTGGTCAAAGCCAACTTACTCTCGATTTCACTGTCGTCGGCGTGACGCTTCCGTCTGGATTTTCGGCGTGGGATCAGAACACGGTTCTCTTTGTTTCATCTGTTGCGCCGATACTTACGATATCGGCAAGCACCGACATTTCACCCGCTCATGCGGACCTTGCGCTTTCGACTTTCGCCCCAACGCTGGCAGAGCGAATTGTGCTCGCGCCAGCGAACGTAGATCTTGCACTTTCGACCGTTGCGCCAAGTCTTGCATTTATTGTCAGCCTTTCGCCTGCGAATGCGGACCTATTGCTTTCCACAGCAGCCCCATCATCGCAGCAAGTGTTTACCTTGACGCCTGCAACGGTGGACCTTGCTCTTTCAACCGTCGCCCCGTCTGTCACGCTGACGGTCAAGCTGTCCTCGGCATCGGCCGATCTTGCCCTATCCACAGCCGCTCCGACGGTCCAGGAGAACGCCAGATACTCCCCGGCATCCGTTGACGCCCTTCTGTCCCAAACCGCACCCACGGCCTTCCTAACGGCTCAGACGGCCATTTCCCCGGCGGTCGGGGATTTGTCGCTTTCGACCGCTGCCCCGATCCTTGCCCTGAATACCGGTCTGCTTCCCGCTCGGGTCGATTTGGTGCTTTCGAGCGTCGCCCCGCTTGTCGCGAGTTCGACCGGTCGCTTCCCTGCCTCTGCCGACTTGACCCTGTCCTCCGTCGCCCCGGCGCTGCTGCTTACGCTCAATCAATTCCCGGTTGCGGCCGATTTGGCCTTGTCGTCGCAATCGCCGCAGGTCGCAACCGGCGATTCGGTATCGCTTGTTATTCCGAATGCTGAGCTTGCGTTGTCCTCAGTTGCTCCGGCTGTGGACGCGACTGATGACCGCTTTCTTACTCCGGCAAATGCCGACCTTTTGCTTTCGACAACAGCACCAAATGTATCGCTGTTAGCATCTTCCGTTCCTGCATCTGCCGATCTGACGCTTTCGACCGTCGCGCCGTCACTCTCGACATTTACGGCAGCATCTCCGGCTCATACCGATTTAACCCTTTCGACGGTTGCTCCCGCCGCCTCGCTCAATACTGTCATCGTTCCTGCAAATGCCGACCTTGCCATTAGCAACGTTGCTCCATCGGTTACTCTCTTTGCAGTTCTCTCTCCCACTCGATTTGATTTGACGCTTTCAACTACTGCTCCGTCGCTGACGTTCCGCGAAAGCATTACCGTTGCCAGTGCTGACTTGGCGTTATCGTCTACCGCACCGGCATTCACACTGATATCAGTCCAAGCACCAGCCAATTCTGACCTATCGTTGAGCACAAGCGCGCCTAGCCTTGCGCTTAACTACACCATCGCGCCCGCGCGCGCAGACTTGATATTGAGCACGACAGCGCCGCTGATCGAGTTCCGTATCGTGTTGCGACCGGGCGCGGCTGACCTGTTGCTAACGAGCACTGCTCCGGATGCGGGTGGGGCATTGGTCTTTTCTCCGGATACCGCGCAGTTGTTATTGTCCGTCGCGGCTGGCTTTGGTCCGATTGTCGAAACGGAGGAAGGAAGCCTTCCGCCTTGGACTCGAAATATGACCGCGCTTGCTACCTATTGGCCACCGACCAGCGACGATCGCTTTGGTACCAGACTGCTACTTCCACCGATTATCATCAGATGCAGATGGCAAGACACCGGACAACTGTTCCGCGATGTGCGAGGGCAAGAAAGGATTTCGAACGCTATTGTTTATCCTGCTCGAAAGCTTGAGATTGGAGGATACCTTGCACTCGGGGAATTCAATGAGCTTGATCCATTGAATGTCGATGGAGCATTTGAGATTAGGCAGACCCATGTCTCTCCGGCGTATTTTGCCGATCGGCAATTGAACAAGTGTTGGCTATGACCATAACCCCCTGGACAAGCGCACTGATGGTGCACATCGCGACGTATTGGGCACCGGTCGCGGCGAATGACCGATTTGGTGGAGTGCCATTTTTAGCGCCAGTTCCAATAGTTTGCCGTTGGCAGGAGGTCGCCCTAATATTCCGCGATTCGGAAATGCGGGAGGTTTCTTCGAATGCTATTGTTTACAGTAGCCTACTTGTCGAGGTAAAAGGTTACTTGGTGAACGGCATCTCTGCCGACGCTGACCCGCGGAATGTCGAGGGTGCCTTCGAGATACGGCGGATCGATTTGAGCCCGACGCTCAAGCAAGACCGAACGCTAATCAAGGTTTGGGTTTGATGCTTTCACCCGCTCACGACATTGCGAAATATCTCGACGTGCAAGGCGTGGGCGTTCTCAATGCCATGACGGGCTGGTCGATCAATATCAGTCGCGAGCCGATGGAGCCCGACAATTGCGTTACGGTTTACGATACCGGCGGACTTGAGCCGGATACGGACGAGCTCGACTTGATGCATCCGACGATTCAGGTGCGCGTCAGACATCGCAAGCTTGTCGTCGCAGGCATCGATACAGGGTATGAATTGGCATACTCCAAGCACGAAGAAATCCGCGACCTTTTGATCCTTGGGACTCCGCTTATCACGGTCGATTCCACTTTCGTCTTGATCAATTTGGTGACGGAAATTTCCGCGATAGGCCGCGATGATAACGACCGGCATCTTTTGGTCGCCAATTACAGCACAATTCGGCAACGTGTGTGATCTAACAAAAGGAGCTTGATATGGTTGCGAATGCAGGACGGGACGTAGACTTTGAATGGAACGGCGCGGCGGTGCTTGGCGTCCGTGAAAAATCGGCAGCTTGCAACGGCGAACCGATCGACGTGACCAGTGACGAAGATAACGGATGGCGTACGCTGTTGACCGTGCCCGGGCAAAACGAGGTCGAAATTTCGCTTTCGGGCGTGACCAAGGACACGCGCTTGAAGGTCGATTGGTTCGCGGGCACGCGTACGCGCGTGGCATCGTTCACCTATCCAAACGGTGACGTTCTGTCCGGTTCGTTCTTCATGGCGAACTTCAATGAGGGGATCACGTACAACGACGCGATGACGTTCGAATGTACGTTGCAGTCAACTGGCGTCACTGTCTACACGCCGTATGCATAACCATTCTGATCAGTTCTGATCAGTTGAAGGAGAATCGATCATGGCAAATCTCTCTGTCACCGCGGCGAACGTCTCTCCCGGGACAAATGCTGAAACCGAAACCGCTCTCGCTCTGGAAGCGATTACCGCGGGGCAGGTTGTTTATAAAAGCGCAGCGGGCAGATTCGGGCTGTGCGACAATGACAACGCGTCGGCAATCATCCGTAAGCCTTACGGGATCGCCGTTGATAATGCGGCTATCAATCAAAGCGTCGTCGTGCAAAAGTCAGGGCGGATTAACATCGGTGGGACCGTTGTCGTAGGTACTCCGTACTGGTCAAGCTCAACTCCGGGGGCGATATCAAATATCTCGACCGATGCAACGACGGGAAAGTATCCGGCGTTCCTCGGCTTCGCGGTTGCAACGACAACGATTGATCTTCATATCAAGGAAGCCGGCGTAGTGGTGCCATAAGTGGCGAAGCATGTGCAAATCAAAGGCGTTGCCGAAGTCAACGCCGCATTGAAGCGTCAAGGTGTAGGTATAAAGAAAAACGCACTTGCGGGTCTTTATAGTTTTGGACTCAAGGTGCGGAGACTCGCGCAGCAACGCGTCCCGATAGAGAAGGGGATTTTGAAGGCTTCTGCTTACACGCGACCGGGCGAGGATAAGATGTCAATCGATGTCGGATTCTCCGCTGACTACGCATGGTACGTTCATGAAAACTTAGAGCAGAAACTTAAGGGCAAGCCGCGACCATCCCGTCTTGGTGTTTATTGGGGGCCTGCCGGTCAACCGAAATATTTGGAGTCCTCACTCAACGAATTGAGGTCACAGCTTGCGCCGGACGTTGCTGGTGAGGTTCGGAGCGGCTTAAACGAAAAGGGAAAATGAATGGCTTTCAAGCCGTGGGATGACATCAGGATCGAGTGGAGGGGGTCGGAATATGTTATCCCCTCCAATCGTGTGATGGGATTGATCCGCCGATTGGAACGGGTCGAAGACATCACCGCGCATGATCTTGCGATGGGTGCGCAGCGTGGCAAGTATGAAATGCTCGCGTCGGCTTACGCGTGCGCGCTTCGGTATACCGGGCTTTCGGTTTCCACTGAAGAAGTTTATGCCGAAATTTTTCCAGGGGGGAAAGACGCCGCCGATAAATACAAACGTGCGATTGTATTCGCCAACGGTTTGATTGAGATCATTACTCCACCCGACACGATGCGTGAAATCGAGGAAATGTCGAAAGAGCTTGAAGGTCTGCCAGAGGATATTGCAGACGCAAAAATTGCCGAACACGTTGCAGGCAAATCCAAGGGGGAATCGAACGGGCGGACTCGGGACGCCGCATCGAGTTCGTCCGAGAAGCCTTCAAAGCGGCTACGCAATGGGGAATCAGTCCCGATCAGTTCTGGCAACTCCACCCAACGGAGTTCTGGTGGTTAGTCGAAGCTCATAAAACGCCGATCACGTACGGCGGCCCTAAATATCCGATGCCCGAAAGTGAAGCCGCTGCTATATACGACCGGGCGTATGGGAAAGGTCGATCGCAATGGCGCAAGCCGGCGAAGTCTCTGTCAAACTAACGATGACCGAGCAAGAGTTGGCGCAAGCAATCGATCGCGCGCTTGCCAAGCTTAAATTATTTGAAAAGCAAACCGGACAGAACGAAAGTGCGTTTGCAGCGCTTGGAAAAGGTATCAGTAAGGCGGGCGAGCACGTTGACCGCTTCGCTAAAAATGTAAGCGTTGCGGTTGCGGCGCTTGCGCTTTTCGCCGTCAAAGCAAACAAGATCAGCGACGAAGTTGATGAGACTTCGCAAGCGTTAGGTATTTCGACTAGAAAGCTCCAAGAGTACCAAGCCGCGGTAGCAGTTGCGGGCGGGTCATCCGAGCAATTGACGCAAGTGATGGTTCGGTTCAGTCGTGAAGTTGGCGACGCTTCTACTAACGTCACTCCATTCCGCGCCGCGCTCGGTCAGCTTGGTCTTTCGATCGAGCAAATTCGCGCGATGAAGCTGGATGAGGCTTTTGATCTTGTCCGTGATCGGCTCTCAAGACTCGATAGCACAACCAAGCAGTACAATATTGCCAACGAGTTGTTTGGTCGTACCGCGGGCAAGACGGCAAACTTTTTGCGGATGAGTGCGGATGAAACCGCGAAGTTTAGAAAGGAAGCGCAGGCCCTTGGTTTGGTTCTTAGCGATGAAACAATTAAAAAAGGTGGAGAGGCGGCTGATAGGACAGCGTTGCTTGGGAAGCAGATGGCCGTCACTGGACAACTTATCGCCGCTGAATTGCTTCCCATTATCAGAAGGATGAATGAATATTTAGGGTCGAAGGAGGGGCAGACTCAAATTGCAGCACTTACCGGAAAGTTTCGCGACCTTGTTCAGTTCATGATCGACAACAAGGAAGTGATTCTGCTTGTAACCGGCGCTGTCGGCGGTGCATTACTTGGTGGACGTGTTGGTCCTGCTGGCGCGTTGGTTGGCGCTATCGCCGGCACTCTTTTGATGGCGAAGCAATTGCATGACGTGAAAGACGCCGCGAAAGAAGCAACAAAATGGACGGTGGAATTAGGCAATGCTGGTGAAAAAGCTGGAACGCAAATAACAGTTGGACTTGGTGGTAAGGGGGGAGCAATCCCAATCTTTCCACAAATCACTGACGCCATTAAGGAACTTGAAGTCAAGCGCAAGTTGATGCTCGGTCAACTTGGAGGCATGGCGGAAGAATTCCCAAGCGCGCTAAAGGGACTCAATATTCCAGGCGTTGACGCAATAGATATCGCGGCCGCAGGTGTTGATAAGTTGACTGGCTCTTTCAAGAAATACAACGATCAACTTGTCGCAAATCAAATCGTCGATATCCGCAAATCGCTTCTGACGGAATCGGAAGCGATGCAAGAGGAGTATGAAAAGCGGTTGGCGTTAGTCGCGACGTTCGAGCAATCGCGGTTTGCGCAAGAAGCAAAGTTTGCTGGACTTCGCACCAAACTTCAGCAGAAGCAAGCACTCGACATGGCGATGCTTCAAGCGCGTCAATACTCCATGCTTGCTCAAGTTGTTGACACGTCAATGGGTCAGATAAGCCAGATCATCGGCAGGGAAGGTGGCGCTGCTTTTAATATTATAAAAGCCATCTCGATGGCGACCGCGCTCGTAAAGGGATACGAGGCTGCGGTAAATGCTTATGCATATGGTTCTGCCGTTGGCGGTCCAGTGCTCGGAGCGGCGTTCGCGGCCATCGCTGCCGCAGGCGTTGCCGCACAGATCGCAGCCATTGCGCGGACCACTCCGGAAAGCGCGAACACAGGCGCAGCATCGGCGTCGTCCTTTGCCGCGGGCGGTGGTGATACGGCTGGCGCGGCTGGCGCGGCTGGCGGTGGAGGCGGGAATCAAACGCTCTACATCAATGGACTCAATCGAACCGATCTTTACTCTGGCGACGCCGTGCGCGACCTCTCGCGTGCCATCATTCAATTCCAGCGTGACGGCGGAAAGGTGATGTTGAACGGATGATCGTTCTCGCAAACGGGTTGAATGTTCCTGAGATTGCGACGGGCGGCGGTGTCACAAACCCGAACAGCCCGCTGATCGGTTATGATCAGAAGGTGACGATCAGCAATATTGCGGCAAGTTCCGCGGCAACGGATTTTCCTGCGACGAACATGGCCAATCCAGCGACCTTCTTGAAATGGAAGGCGACATCCACCGCGGCGAATACGGTGACGGTTTCGACCCTTACCGGATTAAGCGATTACGTCGGCATCGCTGCGCACAATCTTGGAAGCAAAGTTATTCCGATTACGATTGAAGGCAACACCGGCGCTGGCTTCGTGACCATTGTGCAGGCGACGACATTGCCTGATGATCAGCCGACGATCTTCCGCTTCCCATCTGCTTTGTATACGAGCATCCGCTTGAGCCTTGGAGTAGGAACGGCGGAAGCGGAAATCGGCGTGTTGTTTGTCGGGAGGCTTTTGACTTTGCAGCGGCGCATCTATGTTGGGCATACGCCAATCAAGTTTGGTCGATCGACGAAGATTGTCAACGGCATGAGCGAGAGCGGACAATATCTCGGACGCATTATCGTTGGGCAATCGCGTGATAGCGCATTCTCAATCCAGAACATGACACCGGGCTGGTATCGACAGAACTTCGATCCGTTCCTTGTTGCAGCAAAAGACTCCCCGTTCTTTTGGGCGTGGCGTCCTTTCAGTTT